AGAACCTGAAAGCACATACTTCGTATGGTCTCGCCGCCAACTACAAAAGGGGCGATCCTGACGAATCTCTGAAAAAAGTAGTACCGTAGGACGCTCTACGGCTTATAACTCGCAACTCAACTGACCCGGAGCACACGTTATGAAATCTGTGATGACACACACGTTCAGCCAGGTACCGAAAGCGGAGATTCCTCGCTCAACCTTCGACCGCTCTCACGGCTACAAAACAACTTTCGACTCGGGCTACCTGATCCCGTACTTTGTAGACGAAGCACTCCCCGGTGATACTTTTAACTGCCGGAGCACCCTATTCGCTCGTCTGGCGACACCTATTTTCCCGATCATGGACAACATGTTCATGGACACGCACTTCTTCGCAGTGCCTATTCGGCTGATCTGGGACAACTTCCAGAAGTTCAACGGTGAACAGACGGATCCGGGCGACAGCACTGACTTCCTCGTACCGCAGATAGTTTCACCGGGTGTTACAGGATACGATCCTATGTCGATACACGACTACTTCGGGATTCCAACCGGTGTACCCGGTCTTGCGCACTCGGCGCTCTGGCATCGTGCCTACAACCTGATCTACAACGAATGGTTCCGGGATCAGAACCTGATCGACTCGGTTGCCGTCCCGAAAACAGACGGGCCTGACCTTCCTACTGCTTACACGCTTTTGCGTCGTGGGAAGCGTCATGACTACATGACCTCGGCACTGCCGTGGCCACAGAAAGGTGACTCGGTCGAAATACCGCTCGGTTCGATTGCGCCGGTCACGTGGCTCACCGGCGTCGTAACCGGCTCGCAGGTATCTGCGCTGATGCCGGGAGGCTCACTGCGATCCATGGACTCGAGCACCGCGGTCCTTAATGTCAACGCTGCGGCGCCCGCGAATGCAACAGGACAGCTTTATGCGGACCTGTCGGTCGCTTCAGCCGCGACAATCAACCAGCTTCGCCAATCGTTTCAGGTCCAGAAAATGTTCGAACGCGACGCCAGAGGCGGATCGCGTTACACCGAAATCGTCAAAAGTCACTTCGGCGTTACATCGCCGGATGCCAGGCTGCAACGGCCTGAATATCTCGGGGGCGGAAGCACCGCGGTCAATATCACGCCGGTCCCGCAAAACTCAGCCACAGGCGCGTACGCTACGTCTCCGCAGGGAAATCTCGCCGGGTACGGCACTGCGGTGGGAAATAACAACGGCTTCACGAAATCGTTTACCGAACACTGCGTGATTATCGGTCTGGTCTCCGTGAGGGCGGACCTGACATATCAACAGGGCCTTGATCGCATGTGGAGTCGTCAGACTCGCTTCGACTTCTACTGGCCCGCTCTGTCCCATATCGGAGAACAAAGCGTTCTCAGGAAGGAAATCTATGCCACCGGCGTGCCCGCTAACGACGACATTGTGTTCGGCTATCAGGAACGCTATGCGGAATACCGCTACAAACCCTCGAAAATCACCGGACGGTTCCGCTCGTCCGATCCTCTGTCGCTCGATGCGTGGCATCTGTCTCAGGACTTCGCAACTCCGCCGGTCTTGGACGCAACATTCATCTCGGAAAATCCTCCCGTGAAACGGGTTATCGCTGTAACGACCGAACCGGACTTCCTGTTCGATTCCTACACAACGTTGCACTGTGCACGTCCGATGCCTGTCTACGGCGTGCCCGGCCTTATCGATCACTTCTGATCATGGCCTACGGTGCACCGAACGAACTGGAAATCATTGGCGGACAGCAGGGTCAGCAACCAAGCTCCGCAAAATCAGCGATGGGCGGGGCCGCGTCGGGCGCGGCTGCCGGCATGGCGCTCGGGCCATGGGGCGCCGTCGCCGGCGGCGCTCTCGGCCTCATCGGCGGCCTTGTCGGCAACTCATCGGCTCGAAAGGAAGCCGCACGCGCTCGTCTAGCGCAAAAAGAAATGTCTGACACTGCACACCAACGGGAAATCATCGACCTGCAGAAAGCAGGTCTTAACCCTATTCTCTCCGGTACCGGAGGGGCCGGATCGTCTTCACCGATGGGACCGTCGGCAGCGCAGAGCGATCCTGTCTCCAGCGCTGTCGCAACTTATCAGGCTGGCAAGCGCCAGCATGAAGAACTACAAAACATGAGGGCGTCCAGGTTGCTGACCGGACAGCAACACAACGAAAGCTACGCTCATGAAAAGCAATCCAAAGCGCAGGCTGAAAAAATCAAAGCCGAAGAAAAACTCACTGATCAAACCTTGAGAGCTGCTCAGCTCGAATACAAAATCCGCAATGCGCAATCAGCAGCGGAAATCAATCAGGCCAAGATCGATGCGGACGCAATGGGACGCTTCAAACAACGATCAGGCCAAATTGCCGACACTGTCGGTCAATGGTCAAAAGCCATCACTGGCTTCTCTGCCAAAGGTCTCTTTGGCTCTGGGAAGCCGGCGCCGCGTGAACCTAAGGTCTTCCGTTCGGGAAGACATCCCGGCGCAAAAACAAATCACTAATCTCTCCTGCCAAACGCACTTGCTCTAAGTCACACTCAACAACACCACGTACCCAAACCTTCACTCACAATTCGGAACCAAATGCTTCATCAACAATCTCTAAATTCAAAAAGGAAAATCATGAAAGCTCAGCATCACGAAACCGAATCCAACTGCGAAGCACAACCTATTCCGCGCTTCAGAAGCGCATACGGCGTACGCTATCGCGTGAGCCTCAACTGCCCAGAGCAACCTCACGGCAGGACAAAGCAATCGCACAAAGACGAATGCGATATCAACACCATCATGGCCCGCTACATCAAAACGGGCCTTATTGACTTCGTCAATCAACACCAACCGCAATACGGCGATGTCACCGGCATCGAATATCAAAGCGCGATGGACATCATCGCAACCGGCAATACCATGTTCGAAGAACTGCCCGCCGAATGGCGCAAACGCTTCGGTAACGACCCTGCGGTTTTTCTGGACTTTGTCCAAAATCCCGCAAACAGGGCCGAAGCCATAGAACTGGGTATAATCAACCCAGATCGACCCACAGCAAAAGAAGCTACCCCCGTAGCGACCCCTCCTACAGCGCCCAACACGGGCGATTCTGCACCCGCTGGCGGGGCATGAAAGGTCTGTTCTTGACCTTCAAACAGCGAAACGTCGCGCACCACGGAGTAGTTTATATACTTGATATAAACTACTCCTACTGGAGAAAACGGCAGCAGAAGTGCTAGGTCTTGTCATAAAACTGGTGTTCAAAATCTGTGCCAGCATGGCACTCATCGTTGTATTAACAGAGGAAATCGATCATGAAAAGACGCAAGATGAACAAAAAAGGCAGCCGCAGGAATTTCAACCGGGGGAACGGGACCCATCGCAAGAACCTCAACACCTCGGTAATGCGCGGCGGGATCAGACTGTAAATACAAAATGGCCTGTCTCAAACCAGTCACGGCCTACAAAACCAAGTCGGGGGAACTGACGTTCAAAGCAGGACAAGGCGTCGGTTTCTCCCTCAAAATCCCGTGTGGTCAATGCATGTCATGCCGCATCGATAAAGCCCGGGAATGGGCTCTACGGTGCTGTCACGAAGCGCAGATGCATGAGACAAACTGCTTTATCACGCTGACCTACAACGACGCAAACTTGCCGGAGGATCACTCACTACACAAAGAACACTTTCAGGACTTCATCCGGGCATTGCGATATCACGCCGGAAAAAAACTCCGCTACTTCCACTGCGGAGAATACGGTCCTGAAAAGGGCCGACCTCACTATCACGCTCTCATCTTCGGCTACGACTTCCCGGACAAAACGCTCTGGAAAGAAACGAAGCGCAATAAAACTTACAACTCTCCGATGCTCGATTCAGTGTGGGGAAAAGGCTTCACAACAATCGGCGACCTCAATTGGAAAACCGCCGCGTACTGCGCACGCTACGTCATGAAAAAACAAACCGGCAGCGCAGCGCCGGAGATATACCAATACGTAAATCCTGAGACCGGCGAAATTTTCAAACGGATACCCGAATACGCGACGATGTCGCGCAGACCCGGGATCGGTCGTTCGTGGTTTCAGAAGTTCGATCTGGATGTCTTCCCCGACGACTTCATCACGCATCAGGGAAAAAAATACTCTGTACCGACGTACTACGAAAAACTATATGCCTCCGACGAAGGAGGCGAAAAAGCAATGGAACTCATCAAAATGCGTCGGGAAAAAAACGCCCTCGCAAGGGCGGACAACAACACCCCGGAACGGCTCATCGTCCGGGAAAAAGTTCTTCTCTCAAAAATCAAACAACTCAAAAGGGAACTCTCATGATACTTCAGGCATACGCAATCTACGACTCAAAAGCGCAAGCGCATTTACAACCCTTCTTCGTTCAGAACCACTACATCGCAGTGCGGCTGTTCACCGACTGCGTAAACGATCCCCTGAATCCCATCGCCAAACATCCGGAGGACTACACGCTCTTCCACGTCGGCGAGTACGACGACGCAACAGGGGAGCTACAGAACCTGAAAGCACATACTTCGTATGGTCTCGCCGCCAACTACAAAAGGGGCGA